GTCGCCTTCTGGCTAAAAAAACGCCCACCTTTACGGCTATTGTCCTTTTTGCACAGGCTTTGTAGGTTATCTAATGCCCACATATCACCACCCTTTACACGTGGATATATATGATCTACTGTGTCAGCCACACCACCACAAATGGCACAAATCCAACCATCACGATCTAGTACTGTAATGCGTAGCTTCTTCCACTTACCACTACCTAACGCACGTTCGCTCAATGCCATCCCTTACGTTTGAAGTGATCTAATGCTTTACACATTGAACCATAGCGATTCATGTTATAAGCAATACCCCACTCTACCTGCTTATATCCATTTACTTTACTAAGATACTTAGATCTACCTTGTGGTATGCCGTAATGACTACCATTCTTAGCTTTAGGATTCCATCTACTTTCTTTATGATATAACTCATCTAAACAGTAGAACTCTGTAAATGAATGATTTAACTGAATGAATGCATATTGTTTGTAGTGCATAGGTTTATGAACAACTTGAGATTCAGCTCTTTCAAGGCCAATAATTTGTGCTACAAATAGAGCGGTGCCAACTAGCGTGCACCTTGCGAGCCATCCCCTACGGGGCTCGCCTTTTCGCCTTGAGGGCGAATGCGATCTAGAGCGTACCATATAGTGTCAAATCAGCGGACAAAACCGCAGGTCAGACGGCATGTTACGATACGTAGATCATCGCCTTCTTGCCACGTTTGATCATAACCAATCTCATTCAATGATTAACCGCCTCTCGACAGCTGCTGCCATGCCATTTGTGCCTGGGAATAAATCAACCATTTCATCGCCTGGTTTATAATTTAATAAGTCAAGTATCCAATCGTTAAACTTATCAGGCTTAGAACCTCGCAGACCCTTACGTTGAGCCCTAGCACAATTTAGATAATCTCTTGTCATTGGACGTCTATTTTTTTCTTGTCTGCCACCATACAGAATTACAGGTTCCCAAGCATACTGCACAGTAACGTTGTACCATATTTGGTGAATTGTTTTAGTCCACGCACATACTCTGGCTTCTTTCGGTATTATTGAACAATAAAATGGCAAAGTTGGTGCGTGTAAACTAACAGCCCACCCATCTGGAAATTCATCCATAAGTCGTGAAATTAATTCGACGTGTTTTTCTTTCTTGTCATATTCAGCCGCTTCTGGGTGCAAATCACCATAAAAGCGTTTTGCTAATCCTAAGTACGGCGGATCTGCGTATGCAAATTTCATTTTTTACCACCCCATCCATTTCCCTTGAATATTAAGCCAGGTGCTGAATACAGCCTGGTCATTGATGTATGACATTTAGGACAATCCATAGTAGGCACATCCTCAGTAAATGATCTAAAGGTAGAGCCAAAGGTGCCACACTCATTACAGCTAAACTCATACGTTGGCATTACTTTGCTCCAATCAACTGGCAAGTGTGGCAGACCACGGATTCGAACTTCCAACCACCACACTTATCACATCTGCATATGTCCGAGTCTGGTATATGCAAAGCTTCAACTATATTCTTAATTCCCACGCAACCGCAGCTAGTGCATTGGTAGAGTCTAAATCCTTCTGGCAGATCCTCAGAGTCAAGCCATAAGAACTCAGTATTACGCTTGCATCCGTTGCACTTAAACTGCGTGTAATTAGTCACGATTGATCAACTCATGGCATCTAAAGCATGTGCCATCCTTAAATACTCGATCATCATCACAGACTTCACATTTAATAACAGATTGCTCTAAATGCACCCCATTATCATCCATAACAACGTGAACACCACGACCATTAATAAACGCTATGTAGCCCATGGAAAATCCTCATTTCCTCTTTCAACATTGTTTTTTATATCGTCTATTTTTTCCATATCTGTTAAGTATTTATGAAAATAATGACTTAAAACAAGCGCTGTAACTTCATCGGTCGTACCCAATAAATACATAGCAGAATTATGTAAACTGTGGCATACGTTTAGAACTTGTGGATCTAATTGCATTTCTGCAATACTTACTTCAATAGGTTTATACAAAGGATTCTTGTAATGATCTGCAGCTTGTTTTGTATGTTTAGATATTGCAAAAGCCAATTTGAACATTTTTAGCATATCTACTCCTTATCCTTGGGAAAGTACCAAGCCCCGGTACTGGTTTGTTTAGCCCAGATAGCATGTTCTTTGATGTTATCTAAACAGACATATCCATAGTAAGGCTTCTTGGTAGTAGTGCTCAGGCCTTTCTTTAATGCCATGCCCTTAGCACAACCACACTCAGGTGGTGGATTAGGTGCATCTGGCACGGCTGTAGTCCAATCACTGTCGCCCCATTGCACTGGATCTTCTAGCTTGTTTTCAACAGTAAAGGATTCTGACTTAGCGTTTACTGAGGCCATTTCCTCTCGGCTTGGTCGTTTACCTTTAGCTGAGAAACCTGCGTTTGCAAGCGCCCTACCAATCGCACTTGTTTCCGCATTAGGTAAAGCGAAGTTTGCGTTAACACCCCGATCACTAATAGTCTCCATCGCAATCCCCGTAGCACACGCTTTGAGATCGACTTCTGTCTTGAAGACTCTAGCGATAACGATAAATCTGTTTGCACTAGCTTCAAGTAATTCTGTTTCGATTCGTCCATCACTGTACATCCCCCAAAACGTATGTAGTCGGCTATCAACTGTTTCATAATTGCTTAAATCAAACGCCATGATTAGTGCTCCCATTCAAAGTCTTTATCCTGCATGTATTCATGACAGGTTTTTGATATGGCAATATACGCAAGTGCGTCTTTGTAGTGATCGTCAAGCTCTGGACTTTCCACGCTGCGACTAATTTTGAGCAGTGCCATACAGCCTGCCACTTGATTTGATGTGATCGGGAAATTGAGATACGCAGACCATAATTTGGCAATTCGATCCATTTGGATTGCTGGGTGGCCGTAATGCATCCCTCTTTCGTGTATGAGTGTGACTGCATCTGCAAATAGTTTCTCAGTGTTTGTCATAATCAAATACAGCTCTAGATCTTAGTTTCTCGATCTTCTGATTATGCTCGATAGATGCTTTCCAACCAGCTGATCTGCCTACCCAGTAGCCACGTTCAAACGCTCTACTTTGTAGTTTGTAATAAGCCAGTACAAGTATTCCTAGACCTAACATGATCCAAAAAAATATTAGACCATCCTGTCTAGCTTCTAGCCATATGTTATTCATTTGTAGCCCTACCTTCTATGCACACGATTTGTGGCATGTCAATAGTGTGACACCTGTGTGTGACTTTGTGGATGATTTCGGGCTTAATTTCGATAACGATTTGATAACGTTATTTGTAGAGTTTGCCCTCGAATATGAAGCTGCCATCTGCATTGATAGGTATAGTTATAACCTGAACCTTACGCTCATGCACGTATGCAACGGCAAAGCCTTGTTGCCAGTTAGCATAGCCCCTTGTATACGCCATGCCTGAACTGCTCAAATCAACGAGATTTCCGACTTCATAACCCCATACAGTACGCCCTAATTGGCCTCTAGATGCCTCTGTAAAGGCCGCTGACCCTAATCTATGGGTATGCCCACAGACCACGCTCTTACCAAGCCTTCTAGCCCCATTTAAGGCTGTTTGTCCAGGAATTTGGCTAAGAGGGAAAGAGTCGCCATGTACGGCTGTCCAGCCTGGTGCCCAATCGAGCCCAAAGGGGTGGAATTTAATGTCGAGCTTGTCATATCCCATAAAACGCTCATACTGCATTTCTGGTAAGTTGAGGAAAGATGGTAGTCGTTTTTTAATTGATCGGTAAAGTCTGATTCCATGATTACTTCCTAGTACATCTGTTACGCCTAAGTATGTTAGGACTTCTTGTGTTTGTTTTCTATCGTCATTTATGTTGCCAACCATCTCATCAATAGTGCCAGCATTAAAACCACCTAGCTGTGGTAGATCAATCTCATCACCAATGCAGATAGTCCTGTGCGGATTCCATTTGGCTAAAAAGCGGCCTACTGACTTGACAGATTTTTCATTAAAAAAAGGTACTTGCAGATCTGATACAAACGCTATGCGCTTAATCGTCTTCCTCATAATCATCTAGGGGATCTCTTATTGGATCTGTAGTATCAACTATCCAATCTGGATAACTTGTACGATCCATAGCAAAAGCCAAAGCCGTAGACTCATCCATGCCATTCTTACGGCAAGCCTTATATACCTCATTGGCTGCAATAGCCCAGTAATCTAACTTAGTTAAGACAGGCTCTTTAGTAGTCCTGCGCTTACGCACCATCTTCTTTGGTTTGCGTTTAGTAGCCATGTTGAAATTATGACTTACTTATGATAATGAACAGTTCATCGACACGCTGTTCTAGCCGACTACTTCTTTGGTCAATCCTGTCAATGGCATCTTTTATCGAGCTGCCACTATTCGGGCGAAGTTCGTTTAGCCAGCCTTTAACTAAGAAGCGAAGCCCTATGAGACCGCCTGATAGCACGGCGATAACGCCAGCGCCAAAGCCAGCCCAATCTCCCACTGTCATTTCGCATCTGCACCGATGCCATAAGCATTATCGGATTTGTCTAAAGCCCTAGCTGCTGGACCAGCAAGTGCTGCAACTACTACAGACAGTGCTGGATCTAAACCTAATTCATTGCTTGCTAAAAATGTTAAGAAAGATACTAATACCCCACGTGCGTACGATTTTAGTATTGCTTTTTGCTTCTTGGTTATCTTCATATTTTGCCCCCTAGTAGTGGTATATCGAAAGGCTTAGAGTCTTTATCGCCTAACTTTGTAAAGCTAATGTGTATGTGTTTCTTATGTGGGTTGATACCCCGGTATCTGCGCCACTTAAATCCAAACCTTCTTGATGCAATAAAGCCATTATGGATTACGTAAGATATGCGCTTATCGGTTTTAGCACAGACTCTGATCTGGTCAGCCAGATATATCGAGAGCTGCTCGGATGTATCCAAACGAGAATCAATATCAATGGCTCGGACGACCCCAGATTTGTCTGGATTATGATCCGATTTGCTGGCGGAATGACGAGCATCACCAATCCATCCATCACTGGTAGAGCGGCGATCTGGATACCAGGTATCAATTTGTTCTCTTAACTGGACACCAGCTGCACTAAGCCAGGGTTTGTTACTCGACATCCTCAACGGGATTTTCTTCTAAGTATTCCAAATATGCTTGATAAACAGAATTGCCTTCATCAACAACAATAAAGGTGCTAGACCCATCATCATTATCTTTACGGATAAAAGGCGTACCATCAATTTCAATTTCTGTATATTTCATTTTACAACTCCGAATCTATTTGGATTGAGGCTACTGCGCTGTTGTTGGCTTCTAAGGAATAGGCTGAACGCTGAACAGTTGCGCTGTTTGTAGTCATATCCACAAGTAAAGTGTTTTTGTTTCGCATAAATCCACCACCAACAGCAGTGATTGCAGCATTGCCATTTCCGGTAGTAAATGTACCAAAAGCGGAAACTGTAACATTTCCGTTAACTCTCATACTAACTGGTAAATTAGCAAAGAAACGGATATTGGTAGTGTTAGTTCCTGCACCAAACATAAACGGAGTAAAGTTGTTGTCGGTTGAATCAAGGCGTTGATAATATCTTTGACAAGCGGCCAACTCGCCTTGATATGTTCCAGTTGCAGTTTGAAAAGCGGTAGCAGTTGAACCTGCTTCAACTTGTACGCCCCAAATTCCAAATGTGTTGTTTTGCAATCCAACATTAACAAAACCCAGACCCGCAAGAGTTGAACCTACTGAACCGAAAATAAAAATTTGAAGCATATTACCTGTTCCAATAGTTTTTCCACTTAAAGAACCAAGAGTTACATTAAAAGAATAACGAACCCACGAAGTTGTTATGGTTTGAACTGAAGGCGATAATTTTACCGAAGTTGAGCCACCAGAGCCAAAATCTTGTACAACAGTAACACCAATGTTTGGTGTTCCGCTTGCAGCTTTAGCCCAAAAAGAAATAGTAATCGTTTGACCAGCAAATGAACGCACATCCTCAATGTTTTGACAAACACCAGCCCAGTCGCTTGCCCCAGATTGCGAGGCGGTCAACATTTGAATAAAATTTTTGCCTTCATAACCTGAAACTGGTGCAGCACCTGGGGTAAATGTTTGAGGTGTGATTGTGTTCGTTCCGCCTGATGAACCAACGGATGTTTTCCAACGATCAAAACTAAAAGAATTGTCAGCCGTAACAGTGGTAAAATTTCTTTGATTAACATTAAAATCACCATTGATAATTTTATTTTTACCAGCAGTAAACTCTAAAGATGTTGGTACTGAGCCACCAATTGCAACCCAAGCACTACCAGAGTAATACTCTGTTGAGTTAGTGTCTTTTAAGAAAGATACGTTACCTTCTTGTGGTGATGTAACGGCAGCTGTACGAGCTGCGGCATCAGCAAAGACCCACACGCCTTGCATTAAATAGCCATCTACATCGGCTGCGGTTAATACCTCGCCTGTAACAAAATCCTTAAACCCTAAACCTGCTGCCATTATATCTCCTTAGTAACTAAGCACATTATAGTCTAAAGTGCCCCATATATTGTTATTCAAAATCAGAGCGTCAATAACTGGCTCTAATGTCGTGAACGTGGTTTTCCAACTATTTGGGGTTATATTCATCCTTACCCCAAAAATCTGTAAAGTTTTCTCTAAAATTGATCCACCTGGCTGAGTAGTCTTAACTGTAATTGGATCAAAAAAGTCTAAGTCTAGGGCTGCCACTATGCCTGAATTGTAACTAGGTGTGTATAAGTCTAGGACTATGGCATCCACACGTATAGAGGTTTCTTGCCTGGAAGCTATATAAGCCTGGGCATAATCTAGGGCTACGGCATCTGATTGCATTAATAGGTTATCTAAGAAATAACTATGCAAAAAGTATTTATCTATACTGGCTTGATTTAGGGCTACCTGTGGACTACCACCAGCTCTAGTAATAGTGG